TTAAATGGTATGATGAACGGTAGCCACTACGGTTGGTTATTGATTTTGATATTTGCAGTATGGAATTTAATTAGGGTTACTAAAGAAGAAATAGCTAGAAAGTAATGGATTTAACAACAATAATAGTAACGGCTGTAACTGTTATAGGTAGTGCTGGTGCTTGGAAGTTTTATGAGGAAAAGATGAAACTTAAGCATCAGGAAAAGTCATCTGATAAAAAAGATGACAACTTGTACCGTGATGATTTAAGAGAAAGGGTTGCAGTAATGGAATCTAAATTAGAGATTACGGCAAAAGAAAAAGAAGAGTTAATACATAAAGTATCTGATTTAAAAACCCAGTTAACTGAGTATAAAATTAGATTAGAGTATTTAGAGAAAGAAAACGAAAGGTTAAAATATATAAAATGATTAAGTTTATACAAGGGTTATTTATGGACAGCCCAGATAGTCCATCTATGAAAAGATTTATTGCTTTGTTCTTAAGTATATTATTAGGGATAACGCTATACCATAATAGCTTTAGTGAAGCTCATATTGCTCCTAGTGATACATTGGTATATTGTGTTACTGGGTTAATAGGTTTACTATTAGGTATTAAAGCAATTGAAAAGATATTTGAAACTATTAAAAAATAACTATGAGTCCATTTAAAAGTAAAGCACAACGAGGATTTATGTATGCCAACGATCCAAAGATGGCAGCACGCTGGGAGAAAGAAACTCCTAAAGGAGCTAAGTTACCTAACAAAGTAAAGACTAAGGTTCAATCTAAGATGGCTAAAAAACGTATGTAATATGGCAAAGACTAAATTACCAGGCCTTTGGGAAAACATTAGAGCCAAAAGAGCAAGAGGCGAAAAACCTGCAAAGAAAGGAAGCAAAGCTTTTGTTAAAGCTGTTGAGGCTGCAAAGAAAATAAATGCTAAAGCTAAAAAGAAAAAGTAATGACAACTATCCACGAGTTTTAATCTACTATATGGGTTGATACTCCGCACGGAAAAGGAATCGCAATACTAATGATAGACTATGGGATACATCAAAACACTATATGGGTTGTGGCAAATAAGGACGATGGAAGAGTCCGTCATTATGATTCAAATGATATTAAACTTAGTATAAACAATACAATTCATTTAAATGATCCAGAGAGGTAAAGAAAAGTTTGCAGGGTATAATAAGCCTAAGCGAACTCCAGGAAACAAAACTAAAAGCCACGCTGTTCTTGCTAAGGTAGGAGACAAAGTGAAGCTTATTCGTTTTGGCCAACAAGGCGTTCAAGGCGCAGGCAAAAATCCAAAGACAGAAGCGGAGAAAGCAAGAAAAGCTTCTTTCAAAGCTCGTCACGCAAAGAATATTGCTAAAGGAAAAATGAGTGCAGCATATTGGGCTAATAAAGTAAAGTGGTAATTAATTAAAACAAATATAAAATGAAAAAAGCAACTAAAGTAGGATTCAAAGCATTGGCTGAAAAAGCAGCTAAATCTTATGTAAAGAAAGGCGAAGTTAAAGCTAAAGCTAAAGAAATCGGTGCAGCTATTGCAGCTAAAGTAGGTATGAAGAAATACGGAAAAGCTGGGATGATGAAGAAAGCTATGGCTGGAAAGAAAGCTGCAAAGAAGTAGTAAGGATACGGATAATTCCGTATCTTTGCAAATATAAAACACAAACACACACAATGAGTAAAAGATCTATGCCTCCTGGTAGCCAACTATTTGTTGAGGTTCCAGAGATTCTCCAGTCTACAGTTACTACTGAAAATGGTGTAACTTTATTTATCGATCCTTCATTCGAGCCTGAACAGCACGCTCAAGTAAATGGAAAAGTGTATTCTTTAGGTGGTCGATGTAAATTAAATATAAAAGAAGATGACGAAATCGCTATTAGCTATCATATGGCTGCTGATTACTTTGTTGATGACAATGGCGATCGTAAGTTTAACAGAGTGTTCAATATTGATGACAAGCTTGTGTGGCTTTGTGACGAAGGCTTTGTTATGGCTCGTAAGGTTGATGGAGAGTGGCAAGCAGTGGGCGATTGGATTCTACTTAAGGCTATTCCAGAGAATGAAATAAAGTCAAGTCTTATAATAATACCAGATACAATTACTACAAAGTATAAGCAAGGCAAGTGTACATTTTTGTCAGGAGACTTAGACGTTCCTGTCAATAGTACGGTTTTATTTCAAGAAATGTACCGATCTGTGTATAAATTTAAAGATGGCACAGAATTTGTAATATTAAAGAAAGATAGGATTTATGGCTACGAGTAAATACGCACAAACACAGGTAGCCAAGATGATTATCAATCCATATTGCGGAGATGTGCTATCTGAATACCCAAGGCTTAAAGAAGTTATTGGAAACACAAACACGAAACACATAACACAGCAGATAGCATTTCTCTCTTGGGTTTATGACTTTAATTCCCCTGCCGTAAGGGACTTCTCAGACATAAACAAAAGAAAAGAATGGGCAAGACTTGAAACTGAGATCACACAAGATCCTAGTTACGAGCTTGCCGTTTCTTTTTTAACTAAGGTAGTAAAGTCTAGAACTTGGACTTTGATATGTAGCTTAGAGTCTACATTTACTGAATATGCTGAGCGTGTGGCAAAGCGTATTGAGGATGCCGAGAACGGAAAAGAAATTGATATATTAAAAGCCGTAGAGATTAAGAATAAGATGCTTAATCAGATGGCAGATATGAGTAACTCTATAGATGAACTATATGGTAAGTTATTCTCTAATGACCAAGACCTAATTGAGGAGCACAATAGAAAAACTATGTTTACTCCAGAGGCTATGTCTAAACTAACAAAGAAAAATGTTTAAACCCATAAAGCAACAGAACTGGTCATCTACAGAAGTAGAGATTGCAGGATTAAATTGCCATATACCTGCAAAGGGATGGTTGTATAATCCATTTACTTCTAAATGGGAATACTTTGGTATAGAACGAAGATCTACCAAGATGGAGTTGTGTTATTGGGAACCAGATCCTAGATTTCAAGAATATCAAAAGTGGGAGAAGGAAGAACAAGCAAAACAAAAGAAAGATCCAGAGTATATCCATCCAGAGTTAGAAGACTTTAAAAGATATTGTTGGATTAGAAGATTGAGTGGCCATTGGTTTAGCAACAACGGAGAACCTACTTATATTACAGGTGTTCATTGGTATTATTTGTCTTGCTATCATATGGACGTTGGTCTTCCAAGGTTTAGAGATAAAGATAGAGAGTTGTTTTACTTTTGGGATTATAATGTAGAGGATCCAGAAAGTTTTGGCATTGTGTATGTAACTAAACGTAGATCTGGTAAGTCTTTTACAGCAGGTTGTATCGCATTAGAGGCGGCGTCTAGAAGTGAAAACTTCTGGGCAGGTATTCAATCTAAGACAGATGAGGATGCAAAGATACTATTTAGAAAAACAATTATAAACGCATACAGAAAATTGCCTTCTTTCTTTAGGCCATTGTCAGATGTTCCTTTAACAGGAAAGGTTCCAGCAACTGGTCTTAAGTTCTCTACTGGTAAACTAGAATTAGATGAGGAAGAATTGATGTCAGGTATTGACTTTAGATCTTCTGGAGTTACTGCTTATGATGGTCAGAAGCTAGGATACTATCTACACGATGAGATTGGTAAGGTAACACTATTAGATATTAGGGATAGATGGAATGTCGTTAAGTATTGTTTGCTTGACGATCAGGGTAAGATAATAGGAAAGTCTTTCCATACAACAACGGTAGAGGAAATGGAAGCTGGTGGTAGTCAGATGTTGGACTTATGGAAGAACTCTAATCAGTATGAAAAGAAAGGAAAGAGAACAGCCAGTGGTCTTGCTAGGTTCTTTGTTGCAGCAGATGAAACAAGACATCTCCATCCAAGATATGGTGTAGCGAATAAAGAATTAGCTAGAGCAGAGATATTAGAAGAAAGGGAATCTTTGAAAGAAGATCCTAGAGCATTATCGTCTGCAAAAAGAAAGGAACCGTTAGATGAAAAGGAAGCGTTTCAATCAGATAGTTCCGTTTGTGTGTATAATCCGATATTATTAAATGATAGGTTAGATATATTAAAGTGGAGCAAGTCTAGATTAAAGAAAGGAAACTTTCAATGGAAGGATGGGGTTAGGGATACTGAGGTTGAATTTAGAGAAAGTGTAAATGGTAGATTCTTAATTGCTGAGATGCCAGCTAAACCAAATGCTTTTGAAAAGAAAGGAAGCGTTATTAAACCTATGAATAGTTCTATGTATTCAGCAGGTGTCGATCCATTCTCTCACCAAACGGTAAGTAAGTCTCACGAATCAAGAGCTTCTAATGGAGCTATGGTTATATTCAAGAAATCTAATCCATTGTCTGCAACTGAGTTCGATATGAGTCCTGTTCTTTACTATTGTAATCGCCCAGATTCGCCTGAAACATTTTACGAGGATGTACGTATGGCTTTATGCTTTTATGGCTGTAATGCGCTTATAGAGAACAATAAACCAGGTATTATTTATTACCTTGAGGAGAAAGGCTGTGCAGACTTCTGCTTTATGCCTCCAGATAAAACCACAAGGGGTTTGTCAGCTACCCTAAAGACCACTACGTATATGGCCGAATTAACAGACCAGTACATAAATGACCACATAAACAATGTTTGGTTTGAAGGTCTTATAGAGGAATGGCTACAGTTTGATCCAGGAGATACGACCAAATCGGATAGCGCAATGGCGGCAGGTTATGCACTTATGTTAATTAATAATCATAAGTACAATCCAAAGGTCGGAAAGAAGGAAGATATTGATGTTTTGAATGTATTGCCTTTCTTGAGAGGAAAGAGTTCTAGTAACCTTTTGGGCAAAAAGCTAGGTTTTTAAAGCGTATTATATCAACACAACTAATAAGACGAGATGTCAGCAGAAATAATTAGCAATGCAAGAACGCTCTTTCCAAACGAAGACGTTTCACCTAAAGAAAAGGAATCAAAAGAATGGTTAATGCAATTTGCGCAAGCAGCATTTAACTCCTACGGAGACACACCATTTGGTTCAATTGGTTATAGATCTAGAGACAAATATGAGTGGATTAAAACATACGCTCAAGGACGTCAATCTATAGAAAGATACAAAAGAGTATTAACACCAGATCAAGATCCTAATAACAATAACCTTGTTGTTGATTGGTCTGTATTGCCTATTATACCTAAGTTTAGAAGAACAGCATTAGGCTTATTGGAGAAACAAAACTATGATATTCAAATAGATCCAGTAGATCCGTTTGCTCAATCAGAGAAAGATACGCTAGTTGCTGAAATGAAAGCAAAGGCTATTCTTAGAGAAGAATTTAAAAAACAAGGAAGACCAGATTTGGCTGAAAGTCCAGCAATTATGGCTAACCCTGGAGAGCCAGATGATTTAGATGGAATTGAAGTTGCTGAATTAGGTATGCGTCATAAAACATCTATGGAGGCTGAGTTAGTAGTTGAATTGGTATTTGACCAAAACGATTACGAAGGTCAACGTAGACAACAATTACAAGATCAGTTTGACTATGGTGTTGCTATATTTAAAGATTACGAACAAGATGGTTTAGTAGGATTTAGAAGAGTAGATCCTAGAAGATTCTTATCTAACTTCTGTACATACCCTGACTTTAGAGATTTAAGATATGCAGGTGAGGTATTAGAGGTTCCAGTTGCTCAATTAATTCAAATGAGTAATGGAGAATTGACAAACGAAGATATTGAGTTTATTTACAAGTATGCAAACGCAAACCAATGGCGTGGTAATATGCCAGTAGGTAATGCATACTACGGAACATACAATGACTTTTGGAATAAAGGAAAGGTTCAAGTATTAGACTTAGAGATTTATTCTACAGATAATTTAGTTAGAGAGGAAAGAATTGATAGAAGAGGAAATGTTATTTTTGGTAGAGCTGGATTTGAAGATACTAATAACAAAAAACAAAAGTTCAAAAGAAAACAAGTTGTAGGCGTATATAGAGTTAAATGGATTGTTGGTACTAACATTTGTTTTGACTACGGTAAACAATGGAATGTTAAGCGTGATCCAATTAACATAGCAAGAGCAAAACCTAGTTTCCATATTGGAGCAGTTGACTTCTTTGATATGAAAACATTCAGCCGTATGGAAGCTATTATTCCTTACGCTGATTCTATTCAATTAGCTTACTACAGATTACAACACGAATTAAACACCGCTGTTCCACGTGGTTTTAATATTAACCTAGCGGCTTTAGAAGAAGTAAGTTTATCTGGTGGAGGAAAGGCTATGAGTCCTTCTGATATCATTGACTTGTATTTACAAAGAGGGGTATTGGTTAGTCGTTCAGTTGCAGCAGATGGAAAACAAGTTCCTCCTGCTATTAATCAATTAGAAGGTGGTGTAGGTAATGCAATCCAAGAATATTGGAATATGATTAATAACAATCTAGATATGATTCGTCAGACTCTAGGTTTAAATGAACTTACAGACGGTTCAACGCCTAATCCTAAGTTCTTAACTACAGTAGCTCAATTAGCAGCATCTGGAACTAATAACGCATTAAGTGATATTAGTTACTCAGATAGAGCACTTGCCCAATCTTTATCAGAGGCTATTATTATACGTGTACAAGATGTAATTAAAAGAGGTGGTGGTGAAGCGTATGATAATTCATTAGGTTTAGGAACTGTAGAGTTATTAAAAAGATCTCAAGAGATTTCTAAATATACTTAC